TAGTCGAGGACCGCCGCCGGATCCTTGAGAAGAAGCGTCATTGTCGTCCTTTTGCTTGCGCGTCAGCGCGGCTCCGGCTGCGCGACCGGATCTGCGGTTGCGACGATGGTCCGCTTGGGTGGTGGGTTCTTGACGTTCGAGTTCGAACCCGACTGCGCCGCGATCGGCGCTTCGCTAATGGTCAGCGCGCCGATACTCATGCGGCCACCGCCTTCTTGACCGAGAAGTTGAACACCAGGGCCTCGGAAAGCGAGCTGCCCGAGATGTTCCTGACCCAGATGACGAACGAGCCGGCGCTGACCTTGTCGACCTGATAGTTGTAGGTACCCGCCGCTGCGTTGCCGGAGGCAAGGCACAGGTCGATGGTGTCGGTGGCCGCGACCTGGCTGTTGGTCACAGCGAACGACACACCGGCGTTCGCGGCCAGGGCTGCGGCATTCATCGTGATCTGTCCGCAGAGCTTGTTGAGAGTGACGCCTGTGCTCTTCGATGTGGCCTGCGCGACCGTTCCACCCGCGCCCGTGGTGTAACCGATCCCGCCGCCCGAGCTGGTGATCCCGGCGACCGACGTGAGGCCGGTCGAACTGATGACGACAGTATCGGTTCCGTTGATCCTGAACTTGTGCGACCACCCGGAATTGCTGACGTTATGGATGTTGCCGAAGCCGTAATAAAAACCGAGCGAGCCGATGGTCGTCCCTCCCGGCCATCTGACTCCTTGGACCTGCGCAAATGAGTTGGCTGTGCTCAGGCTGACGACATTGTCGCTGCTGCCACTCTGCGGGCCGATGTTGTGCCCAGAGCCGTAGACCGACAGGCCGCCATCGGCCTTGAGTCCCCCGCCGTGCGAATAAATGTCAGGCCCTCCGATGAGGACCGACACGCCTTTGACCTGATTGGACATTGAGCTGCCCATGACCAGCGCCGGATAGTCGATCTGCGCCGGCGGCTGATCGCCCTCGCTATAGCAGCCGCAGAAAACGGTCCCGGCGTTGCCCTCGCCGTCGGCGCGATAGCTGCCGCCGTCGCGGTAGCTGGCGCCCGAAACCCAGGCGTTGATGTTGAAGGCCGGGTTGGTTCCGCCCGCACCGAGATAATACCACCAAACATTGTCGGCGGTCGTTCCGGAGGGGGCATTCGTCGATGCGCCCGCCTCCTGGTTTTTCTTCACGCAATAGCGGTTTCCCGAAAAGGTGACCGTGGTCGGAATGGATCCGGTGATCCACCCGCCCGTGGCAGTGTGGCAACCGACGTAGGTGTTGCCGAGGAACGAGCTGTCGCAGACGTTCCAGCGGCGGTTGGCGTAGGCGTTGAGGCCGATGACGGTCCAGATGTTCGTGTCGGCGCCGTCGACGAACAGCCCATTGCGGCACGAAGCGACCGAGCAATTTGTAATTCGGACGTTGTTGGCGTTGCCCTCGTACGCAGCCCCGGAGCCCGCCGTCGCATTTGCGTAGATGCCGTCTCCCGCGAAGTTCTGAATGTGGCAGCCTTCGAGACAGAATTGAGCCTTGGCATGAATGCCGTGATACTCGCCCTCCGTCCCCGAATAGCCGCCGAACAAAGCGAGCCCTCGGATGCTCGTCCCATCGCCGCCGAAGTGCGTGCTGACGTTGTCGACTAAAGCAACATCGGCAGTGTCGTAACGCTGGATGCGAATGCCGGTCGTATCCGCCGCCCAAGTGAGCCTGGTGGCATTGCCCGCACCGCCGAACACCCCCTCGCCCTCAATGACAAGGGTGTGCGTGATGTCGAGCGTGGTCGTGCCGAGATAGTAGTTCCCGGCGGGAATGTAGAGCGTCGGCGAAGCCTGGTGGTAGGGCCCGTTGACGAGCGCCGCGCCGATTCGTTTGAGCACCGCAATGGCGGCGGCAAAGGCCGCACCGTCGTTGCTGGCGCCATCACCTCTCGCTCCGAACCATTTGACACTGACCGCGCCCGAGAATTTGCGGACCCACGCTCCCGACGCTCCGGTCGGATCCGATGCGGGCGCCACGTAGATGCCCTGCCCGCTATCTACCCCGACATTTGCCGCCTGGTTGGAGCCGTCCCAGACGAACAATCCTTCGCGCCCGTTCTCGCGCAGATAGGTGGTCGACGTAGCGGAATAAGCCGCAAGCGCCACCCGGTCTGCAATCGTCACGGGAAAGCGCGAGACCGGCTCGAGCGCCGCGCTCCCGATCCCGAGGTTCGAGCGCGCACTGCTCGCGCTCGCAACGTCCGCGAGGTTGTTCGCAGCCATTAGGGCGCCCGCCGGTTGGCGCGAGTCCACATAAGCTTTGACGGCCTTCTGCGTCGGCACCTTCGTATCGCTGTTCCCCGACAGCGTCGCGTCCGCGTCGCTGTCGAGCATGCTCGCCTGACCCAGGCCGAGCGTGCCCCGCGCCAGAGCAGCGCTCGATGCGCTGGCGAGCGCTTGGCCGAACGGGCTCACTGCGGCCATCAGTTGCTGCGCCGCCTGGTACCATTCCGCCGCCGCGATCAGCGCGACCGACTTGGTGCCGTTGGTGAAGTTCGTCTTCGCACCGCCGATCGGATCGCGGCTGATCTGTCCGCCGGCGAGCAACGTGCCGCGGCCGACTTCGCGCTCCTGCGGCTTGTCGATGCCGATCGCCGAATAATAGAAGCCGTCGCCGACCTGGCACGCCGCCGTGAAGCTCGTGTAGCCGCTGACCGCCGGCCCAAGAGTGAAATTGCCGGTGCCGGTCGTCGTCGTCGTGTTGCGCACGAGATCGACGAACTTCGGCTGAAAGGGGTCCGCCATTGCGGCTCCTTCAAACTAGCCTCTCTCGCGGCTGCGCGAGAGGGAGGGACCCGCCGCGAGCGACGGGAGGGTGAGGGGATCGAGGGGGCGGCGTCAGGGGCGCACCGCCCCCCTCCGGCGTCAGGCGAACTTCAGGAGCTTGATCGCTTCCGAGTTCACCACCTGACCGCCGATCCGCTTGGTCGCATAGAAGTGGACGTACGGCTTGTGCGTGTAGGGATCGCGCAGGATCGTTGTCGCGTTGCGCTCGGCGACCACATAGCCCGCGCGGAAGTTGCCGAATGCGATCGACAGGCTCCCCGCCGCGATGTCCGGCATGTCTTCCGCCTCGATCAGCGGATAGCCGAGCAGCGTCGCCGGCTGCCCCGCCGCCAGGCTCGGCTGGAACATGAAGGCGCCGTCCGCCGTCTTGAACTTGCGGATGCTCGCCGCGGTCGCCGAGTTCATCACGAATACCGCGCCCTGCCGATAAGGCGAGCGCAACGTCTGCACGAGGTCGATCAGCTTGTCCGCCGGGTTGCTCGCCGGGAAGCCGCCCGCAGTACCCGTCCCGAGGAACTGCAGCGTCCCGATCGGCCGCGCCGAGTCCGCCGTCGCCGCATTGGGCGAGCTCAGGAACCCGAGCGGTTGGCTCGCCCCCGTGCCGGCGACAAACGCCTTGCCCTCGGCCCGCGCGAACTCGGTCGCGATCTCGTGGGCGAGCCACTTCTCGACGTCGAACATCGCATCGTCGAGCATCTGCTGCGACGCCGCCGGGTTGGCGTAGAGATCTCCGCTCGCCGGGACCACTTCGGTAAACGTCGGCGTCCCCGTTTCCGGCCGCGCCGCCTCGAACCCGACCCACCCAGACGGAGTCCCGCCGCTTGCGATCAGCTTGCGATAGCCGGCGCTGCCGACCTTCACGACATTGGCGATCGCGCGGATCGGCGAAATCGCGATGAGCGTTTCATCGATCGAGCGGTCGATCTCCTCCGGCACCGCATAACCGCCGATCGCATCCGTCGAGGAGCCGATCGCCTTGGTCTCCAACCCGCTCTCGATCCCGCGCCGGAGATACTGATCGACGAAGCTCGCCGCCTCCGCCGACTTCACGCCATCGCGACCAATGACATCCAACGGCACCCGCTGCGCCTGGATCACCCCCGCGGCGATCTTTGCCTTCAGCTGGTCGAGTTCCGCGCGGAGCGCCGCAATGCCGTCATCCTCATCTTCGAATTCCTCGAACGACCGCTCGAGCGCATCCGCCTTCACTTCCACCATCTCCGTCTTCTCCCGTGTGAAATCCGCAAACAAAAAGGGCCGCGATTTCTCGCGACCCTCACCACCTCATCGTCATCCCGGACTTGATCCGGGATCCGCCTACTTCACTCCTGCTTCCAGCCCCGCTTCACTCCTCTTTAATCATCAGGCGGCAGACGGCCTGCAGGAGACTGTATGCGCATCTCGAATCTGTCCTGCTCTTTCGCTCTTCTCGCTCTGACTGTCGCCTCAAGCGCAACCGCCACGGCCGTCGACCCGAGCAATGATTTCGACTGCGCCACCGCTTTCCAATTCGCTTACAGGATGGCCGTGGCCAAGCGGCTTGAGGCGGATATCCAGGAACAGACCTTGATAATGAACGCATGGTTCGCCGAAAAATGGGATTATGAACATCCCGGCGAAACCCCGAAGCAACTCGATCATTATTCACAGGTCTTGAAGGCTCTGGCCGACGATCCAAAAGGCAATGTTGAGACGCTCAAGACGTGCAGTGCCCGTGCGAATGCAGACCCTCGCTTTGATGGCTTTGTAACTGCGTTTCGCAAGAACCCGCCGAAACCGCGCTAAAGTCCCTTTCAACCGCATGCACCCGAGCGTTTGGCTGCATGGGGTTCGCGACCAGACTCACCTCGATCAAATCCAGCTCAATTAACTCCCTCAGCGCACCCGCACTCTTCGCCTCCCGCACCCGATAACCGAAGCTCAACCCGTCCACCTTGCCGCTGCCGAGCAGCCGGGACGCTCGCGCGTCCCCCACCGCGGCGATCACCCGTAGCCCACGCTCATCCTCGCTCAGATGCTCGATCCGCCCGATCACCGCGCCAGACCTGTGCTGCCAAAGCAGCGGCACCTCCCCTGCCCTTTGAAGCACCCGCGCGAACGCTCCCTTGCGGATGATGTCGCCGCCCTTGTCCGGCCGATCGAAAATGGCGGCGTAACCGGCAAAGCGCGTCACCCGCTCACCACCAAATCCGTCAGCCGCAGCCGCACCGCGATCCCGATCAGCAACGCTGCCAGCGCAATTCGCACCAGCCACCCCACCACCGCCCGCCACGCCGTCCGCTTGGCATCGCGCCAGGCCGACAGCAGCTCGCGCAATTCATCCATGTCGCGCCGCGCCCACTCGTCGTCGAGCCCGAGCGACGCCAGCGCCCGCCGCGCTCCCGCCTGGCTCGATTCCTCGACCAAAGCGCGCAGCGTCACCAGGTCCACCCCGCGCCCTTCCGCCTGCACCATCAGGCTCGCGAGCAACGCCTCCGCGCTCATCGTCAGCTTGCTCATTTCGAGAACCCCAGCATGTCGCGTTTCTCCTCATCGCTGAGGAAAGACGCACCGCCAACGACTTCCCACAGCTTCGCTCGGTCGTCCGCGAGCTCGCTGATCTGGTCGGTATCGACGCTTAAGGTCACCGGCCCGAGCCAGTCACTCAGCATCCTGCTCAGCCCCTCCAGGATCCTAGCCGCCATCGGCAGGATCGTCTGGCGGTAGAGCGCCCTTCCCGCCTCGCGCGCATTGGCGTAAGTGGCGTCCCCCGGCAGACCGACCAACACCGGGGGAACGCCGAAGGCGAGCGCAATGTCGCGCGCCGCGCCTTCTTTCAAAGCCACGAAATCCATGTCCGCGGGCGTCAGGCTCAGCGCCTGCCACTTGAGCCCGCCCTCGAGCAGCAGCGGGCGTCCCGCATTGCCGCTCCCCGAAAACTCAGCAGCCAGCTCGTCCTTCAGCCGCTTGAACTGCTCGGCCGAAAGCACGCTGCCGTCCGCCGGCTCATAGCTTAGCGCTCCCGACGGCCGCGCCGCATTGTCGAGCAAAGACTTGTTCCACTTAGCTGCACGATTGTGCACGCTCGCCGCCGCGATCGCCGCCTCGATGCATCCCATCCCATAATGATCGTCCCGCGGATGCAGCGCCTTGATGTGCGCGAGCTGCTGCCGCTCGAGCGGATCCTTCCTGTTGATCCGCGTCACCTGGCCGCCCGCACGATAGAGATAACCGACCGGCCACCCGCGCTCGTCGCTGACGACGCTGACTCGCTCCGGACGCAGCAGGCACAGTTCCTGCGGCGCATCGCGGTCGTCGGCGAGCAGTTGCACATAGGCATTGCCATGCAGCACCAGGTTCGCCGCGATGCTCTCGAGCAGTCCGTCACCCTTGACCAGCGCCACCGCGCGTTCATCGCCATCGAGCGTCAATGACCCGAGTATCCCCGAGACCAGCCGCACCGCGCGTTGCCCCACGGGATTGCGCCGGAACACCTCCTCGAACTGTTCGGAATAGGAGCGAGCAAACCCCTCCTCCGCTGCATCTGACTGCAGCCACGCAGGCACAAACGGCCTCGCGTCCGCCGGCGCGCTCTT